TCGCTACAAGGAACCCCTGAAAGATATAATTGATGACACCGTCCTATACGTTCGCCAACTGGGGGTATGGATAGAAGCGAACAAGAAGATTCTGGAGCAGAAGTTCACCACCATGTTGGGGGAGATCAGGGATCGTATGATGACCATATCAGAACTGATTACCAAGCATCCTGAAATCATGGAGTACGGTATTATTGGTTGGTTTCTCGGTGGAAGGAAATATGCTCTCATAGCTGAGGGGATGTTGGCCTATTTAAAGATGTATGAAAACATACTCCGTGAAATTTATCCACAAGATACAGAAGAAGCCCTCTTGAAGCGTCTTGAAAATTTAAATGATGAGATAGATTTACTAACCAAACGTAAGGAGATTGGTGTCAGCATGACTTTCACTGAAGGTGGATTTACCCCTTCAAAAGAAGCAATGGATAGATTTTCAGACAGGAATTTGATTAAATTAAAAGCTGAACGGGACCTGTTGTTAGATAGATTGAATGTAAATAAGAAGCTCATCACAGATCAAGAAAAATTAGATGAAGCAGCTAAGGAGGCCCTCGCCTATGATGATGCCCTGAAGTATTCGTCACAGGAACTGATGAAGGCCAAAATGGACATCTTGGGAAAGGAAGTGACAAAGAAGGCCAGAATAGATGCTGAAGCGATTGCGATTGTAGCCAAAGCTCAAGAAGAAGCTTATGAAAAGATCAGAAGTGCCCATGAGTATGTGCCTGATACAGGCCTGTTGATAGGGGAAGCAGATTTAGAAATGGAAAAAGAAAGAATTGAAAAATTGAGGGAATGGTCTACCCAGCACTATGAGCATCAGGTACTCATACATACAGAGACTCAAGAAAAACTAAAAAAAGATTGGGATGAGTATGCTGTGCATGTGACCAAAACCTATGATAATATGGTTGATGAGTATGAGGAAGCTGCAAAGAAGATGGCCAGTATTACAGAGGGAATCAGTAACATCATGTCTGACGCAATATCAAGCAACTTTGTTGAACTTGTTAGGGGTAGTAAGACGGCAGTGGAAGCCATTGCTGATATGATGTATCAGCTGGCTGAGTATATCCTGAAGATCACTCTACAGGAGTCCATTGCAAAACCCATCTCTGGTCTGTTAGTGAAGGGTGGGACGGCTCTGGTGGGGGCTGCTATGGGAATGTTTGGAGGTGGAGGTGGTGGGGCTGGGGCTTACGATACGGCTTGGGCCACTTCGAGTCTTCACTCAGGAGGTAGGGTTGGCTATTCGGCCTCCCCTATGAGACAGGTTCCATCATCCATGTTTGATTTTGCCCCAAGACTTCATGGGGGGCTTGCAGGGGATGAGTATCCAGCCATTCTTCAGAAGGGTGAGACTGTGATCCCGAAGGGTGGCGCACCAACAATAGAAATAAACATAGTCAACCAAACAGGAACCCCAGCCAGCGCCCGCCAGACTGAGCAGCCTCGCTTCGATGGGCGCAAGTGGGTTATGGAGATGGTCTTGGAAGGTCTTGAAGTTAGTCCACTGTTTAGCAGGGCTGTTGGCTCTGCAAGGTAGGGAGGGAGTAGATTCTCATGCCAACGGATTTTCCATCAGGGACAACAGGGATAAGCAGGGTCTACAGTTCGATACAGGAGAAGGTTCACCGCCCAGCATTGCGGTCACCCTTTGAGGCTGGCTATGCACAGACCCGTTCCAAGTGGACTGCTACCAAGAGGGAGTTTGCTATCAGCTGGAAGGGAATGTCCAATGCCTCCCATACTTCTCTTACCACCTTCTTCAGTACCACTGTGGTGGGGGGCAGTTTGAGTTGGATATGGAATAACCCACTGTCTGGAACAACTTTTGAGGTGAGATTTCTGGATGATTCCATCGATTTTAGTAATGACACCAAAAGCCAATGGTCTGGCAGCATAAAGGTAATGGAGGTGTAAGGAATAATGACTCTGACTCTCAGTGCGGCTGCCATCGTTGAAAAAAATACCCTGGCATCAAGTGGGACCTGGATTGTACTCCTGGCTGTGACGTTATCCGATGGGACTGTGGTGAGAATATGTAGGAACAACAAAGACGTAATTTGGAACAGCCATACTTGGACAGCCTTCCCATTTGAGCTTGATGACTTGTCGGAGGAGGCCGGAGAGCCCAGCCTGCTGCAAGTTCGGGTGTCCAATGTTACGAGGGCTCTGATGGTTTACCTTGAAGGGGAATCTGGGCTGGTGGGAGATTCAGCTTCCCTGTACGTAGTACATTCTGACCACCTCACCCAAACCACTGCTGAGATAGAGGAATCCTTCAAGATAACCAAGACCAGCACTGACAGTCAGTGGATCTCTTTTAAGCTGTCGGCCCCTTCAATGCTGAAGGTGGCCTTCCCAACTTTCAGGTACATAAGGAACTGGTGCCGATGGAAATTTAACTACCCGACCGCCACAGATGTACGGTGTGGTTACAGTGGAGCCACCCCATTCACCGCTTGCAATAAAACCCTGGCCGAGTGTCGGGAGCGTGGCAATTCAACAAGGTTTGGAGGTTTCCCCGGTATCCCTGAAGGGGGCCTCTACACGGAAACAGGATAAAATATGGCGCTCAGAAGAGCAATAGTAACGGACGACTTGATAGGCATCCCCTTCAAGAACAAGGGCTACGATGCTTCTGAGGGATTTGACTGTCAGGGGTTAGTTGTTGAAGTGTTAAATAGGTTCGGTGCTATGGTAGAAGCCAACCATGGTGTGGACTCAAGGAGTGATAAGCAAATAACAGAGGAGGTTGACAGGCAACTGTTCAGTCAGAGTGATCCATCCACCAGTTGGGCTCCCATAGAGCAACCTGAACCTGGGTGTATAGTGTTGATGAAGACGACCCCAGGTCCGTGGTGGAACCATGTCGGCATTTACTTAGATGAGGGGCGTTTCATCCATACCTACAAGGCATCCGGTGGGGTAGTGATAAATAGGTTGACGGAACCACTTTGGAAAAATAGGATACAAGGATTTTATAAATGGACTGGGAAAACTCGGTAAGACTAACATCCCTATACAATCCCTTCGATCCAACCAATCGGAGTGACGTGTACCTCACCCATGAGACGGCGAAGGCAGTAGCCTCTTACGTTCGGGAGCGGGGCATACTCGTGGAGAGGGACACCGAGCTGGTGTACTCCCTAAATGGGAGGGGCCTGGATGCCGAATCCCTTGAGCATGTCTGTCCCAACCCAGGTGACCAGATCGTCATGAAGGTTGTGCCTGCCAAGGGGGGTGGTGGGGGAATGCAGATCCTTGCTCTGGTTGCCATGGTCGCCCTTGCCGTGTTCGCCCCATACCTCGCTCCCCTGGTGGTGGGTCTACCTGCTGGAACAGCCCTGTCCTTGGCAGCTATGACTGGGATGCAGTTGGCCATATCCATTGCCGCGACTGCCGCCATGGTGATGGCTGGTGGTATGCTGATAAATGCCTTTCTGGTACCGAAGGCTTCAACAGCTTCGATGCCCAGGTTGAGTTCACCAGAATTTTCTTCCATTGTTACCCCAGCCAGTGAACCTATGGGCCAGCAGTCTACCACCTACGGTTGGGGGCCATTGGAGAATCTCAGGAGCCAGGGCATCCCCATCCCACGAGTGATGGGGAAGAGGAAGCTGGCTGGCAACGTGATCAACAGGTTCATAGATGTGGTGGGAGATGATCAGTACCTCAACATGCTGGTGGGGCTGGCAAACGGACCCTGCGTCATAGATAATGTAGAAATCAATGGCCAACCCCTGACCAACTTCACTGATTACTGGACGGGGACGAAGGCGGGAACCATGTCCCAGACGGCTATGGAATACTTTGGGGACACCTTCTACTCGCAGACTTTTAATGTGGAAGTGGACGGATCATACACCACAAAGGATATGACAAGTTCCTCTGCTCAGGGGCTCCGTGTAGAGTTCAGCTTCCCTGCAGGTCTGTATTATGTAGAAGACAGTGGGAACTTGACCAGCACCACTGTGGTACTTGGAATAGAATATAGATTGTTTGGGGCTGCCAGTTGGACTGATTATGGCAATCAGTCGGTAGCCGGCTCTACCAGGAGCGCCAAGAGGATGGCCTATGATATAAGGGACCTGGCTGTTGGGAAGTACCAGGTGAGGGTGAGAGTTATCAGTCGAGAGACCACCACCAGGCATGCTACCACAGTGTACCTGATAGGGGTATCTGAAATAGTACTGGATAACTTCTCCTACCCTGGTCTTGCCCTGTTGGGGGTGAGGCTCAAAGCCACCTCCCAGCTGTCCTCGTCAGAACCCAACGTCATCTGTGATGTGGAACGGGCTTATACGGCTGTCCATAATGGGGTGGCCTGGGTGGCAAAGAAGACCAACAACCCCGCGTGGACTGCTTATGATATACTTGTGCGCCCTGTGTATGAATGTGATGCCGGTGGGGCCAACCTATCGGTGAAAATGGTAGATGGGATCAGTGTGGACAGGGTGGTATATGCGGATTTCGAGTCGTGGGCCACGTACTGTGATTCCAAGGGCCTGTATTGCAATGTGGTTTTCGATTCACAGATGAACATCTGGGAAGCCCTCGCGGAGATTTCACAAGTTGGCAGGGGGATGGTCATAATGAAGGGGACCAAGTATTCCTGCGTTGTGGACAAGCCGACTACCTATTCACAATTGTTCACTGTGGGAAACATTGTGGAGGATGCTTTCAACATAGACTACATGGCCTTGGAAGACAGGGCTAACGTAGCAGAGGTCACCTACTTCGATGGGGACCGGAATTACCAGCGGGAATCATTCTTCGTGTATGGCAATGATTATGATACAGCTGATGATCTCAGGAGGACCCAGCTGACCCTGAATGCCTGCACCAGCTATGATCAAGCATGGAAGGAAGCTGACTTCCGACTGAAGTGCAATAAGTACCTGACGAAGACCTGTTCATTTGAGGCGGCGGTGGATGCCATTGCCTGCCAGGTCGGGGATGTGATCAAAGTTCAGCACAACGTCCCCCAATGGGGCTACGGTGGCAGGGTGATGGGCGGAGCTACAGGTAAGGTCTTTCTGGACCAGGATGTAACTCTCGTCTCAGGCAGCACTTATGCAGTGGTCGTCCGTCATGTGGACGATTCCATCGAGACCAAGACAGTCACCACAGCTTCGGGCACTACCTCAACACTTACCATATCAGGGACTTGGACCACCACCCCCAGCCGTCACGAGGTGTACTCCTTCGGGGTTCAGAACTCAGATAGCAAGAAATTCAAGGTGATCAAGATAACCAGGTCTCAGGAGTTCCGCAGGCAGATAACAGGAATTGAGTACAATGAAACGATGTACCTGGATGGGACACCGGTGGTGTTGTCCGAAACAGCCCTCAAGGCATACCCAGTAGCGATAAGGCTCACCGCTATTGAAAGGTTGAGGGCCACTCCTGGTGGGGCTTGGGTTTCGGAGATCCATATCAGCTGGAGGAAGAATCCAAGCTCTGCCGATGGTAGTTGGAGGGTGTATCGCAAGGACCTGTCGGTGAGCGGATCTTCTTGGGAAATGGTAGGGGAGACTGATAATTACTTTTATGTGAGCAGGGAAGACTGGGAGAAGCAGCACAGTTACGAGATCGCTGTGGTTGGTAAAGCCAGGATAACAGGTAAGGAAGACTATCCGGCCAACACCACTACAGTTTCCATCGCAGTACTGTGGAAGCAAGCCCCTCCAGATGATGTGACCACCTTCAATGCGGTCCAAGATGGCCTGAGCCTCCTGTTCACTTGGGACCACATCACAGACGCGGACCGTAGAGGCTATGAGATAAGGGAGGGGGTATCATGGACTGGTGGAACCGTGCTCGTCAAGGAGGTTAGTGCCAATAGGTTCACCCATAAACTCACCTATGATGGCACTTACACCTACTGGATCAAAGCAGTGGATACTTCCAACAATTACAGCACCGACGCAGCATCAATCACTAAAACCATCACTGGGGTGGTGAACCTGATAGACATTATATATACCTACCAGGAGATGAACGATTTTATAAATGGGGTGGCTTCATTCAGCAACGTCACAAGCAACCTGATATTCATAGGCTCCGGCAACACTATCGGCCTCCATGTGCCTCATGCCCTTGTGGATAGTGGGGTGAGCACCTGGGTGGACTCGGGCACTTCCCTCACAGCCTTTGCTGGGACCACTACTCTAACAGGACATTATATAAGTCCGATAAGGGATCTGTCATACAACATCAGATCAAGCATACGTCTCTACAAAGAATACAACTCAGGGGCACTTGCTGTCAATGATCAGACCTATCCAATTCGAACGGATCAGACTTATCCTGCTGATGTGGATGATGATATAACGGATGAGTCTGTCCTGACTACCCTCTACAGGGCGTCTGCTACGAGCCCCATGACGTCTCTGAGTTGGGTGACGTATACAACCCCAGTGCTGCAGCAGTTTCAGTATTTACAAAGGAAGGAGGCATTCGTGTTGGATGGTGGCAAGACCTACCTCAGCTACACGAGCATCTATACAATGGTGGATGTTCCCGATAGAATCTACTCCATCCCTAACTTTGCAGTGGGAGCAGCAGGAACTACAGTTACTCTGTCCAATTATGGGATCACTTTTGTAGTGAAATACGGTGTAAGTACACAGGCTTCTACAGGAGCGTACTTCACAAGTATAAAGAACAAGAATCTGTCCAGTTTTTTCGCGACCGTATTTAATGATGCTGGGGCACTGGTTTCAAACGTAGTCGATATATTTTTAAAGGGTTATTAATAAGGGGGATTAAAGATGGGCCAAACATATGACAACACCAAACCAACCACAGGCTCCACCACTTTTGGGGAGCTGTATCAGATACTGAGGAACCACTTTGACGCATGTGCCACCCTGTTCGTTGGGGCCTCAGCACCAAGCTCCCCTGAGGAGGGGAGGCCGTGGTGGGATTCTACCAATAAGAAACTCAAGGTGTACGATGCTACAGCAGCAGCTTGGAGGGATGCGGATTACAGCTCCAGCCTCTACACTGAGATAGTAGCAGCTCGTGGGACTGCCTCCGCACTGAACACCCGCTTATCCGTGTCCCTGAACCCGGATGGTTCCATGGCAGGGGCGACCCCTGCTGGTTCCTGGTGGACGTCTGGGACCACCCCCTGCAGATACTTGAGCGGGAAACAGTTCAAAATCAATGGGGACAAGAGGGGGATTTACACCAAGGGGCGGGCTGTGTACACTACAGTCACTAGTGTGATCGTTTACAGTTACGTCACCAATACGACCTATGCGGGGGCAACAACCACAGTGTCTCTGAAGGATGGGGTACTCGCCCCGAGCATGACCACAGTGTATTATGGGCAGGTGGACGCCAACTATCACGGGAGGATGCCATGGACCAGGGTGCTGTTCGCCAACTCTGCTACATCAAGGGACTATGCAGCAAGTGGTCAGACGGTTCGGTCTGACGGGAGTGGAGGGGTCACCACTGCAGCCGTTAGGAGCAAGAAGGAATTACTGCAAGACAATAAACTCTATGGAGTCATCTAAGAAGGAGGATAAAAACAAATGGCTATCAACTATCAACTATTAGCACAATCAGCAGTGACCACAGCAGGAACTACTGGAGTCGTGTATGCAAATCCTGCGGGCACCACTACATACATCAGGCAGATATGGCTCCATGTGAGCAACTATGGGTGCCTAAATTTTTCGAAGACTTCCTGTTGCCTGATGTATGTGCCGGACAATGGGGCTGTGGTTGGGAAGGCTCGTCCTACACAGCAGTTCTTTGCACGATCTCTAACCACCAACCAGACCTACCTGCTGGATTGTGGGGTGCCGGGAATCCCAATGCAGGACAAGAACGATACTATACAGATGTGGCACAGAAGCAAGACTACTGTTAACTATATGATCTCAGGCGTCAGTGAGGCGAAGGTAGGATAATGGGAATATTTGACAAATCCAGACACAAGACAGGTAGGATCATAGCGGCTTCCAACAGGGAAATCATTGACCTCGGTAACCGCAGCGGTATATGGGAGGCAGGCAGTGATTACGTCCGTGGTTCTGGTACAGGTACCATGCCGGGCTTCCTGCTACACCCCAACCTTCCCACTGGTGCAGCTCCTTCCTGGGCAGCTTGGAATGGTCTTGACCAGACGACCATAACCGTAGATTTTTCATGCCTTCATGATGCCTCTGGTGCTGGTGATGATGACACCGGATATTCCGGTCGGGGAACTTTGGCTGGGGCCGATTTAGTTCTCACAGAAGTCGGTAATGTTCCGGCAGCATCAGGGAGTCCCTTAACTCGAAATCTTG